AATGCATCCGCGGCGCACCTGCAAAGGCCATCGCCGGCACCTGCCGCGTATGGCCAGAAAGTCCCACGATGCCGCCTGCATGAGACACTGCCGCTGCGACAGAGCCGCCCCCGAAGATGCCAGAGAGCGCTGACGCAATGGGCCCTAAGACCGCGCGTTTGAACGACAGGACCGCAAGGTCTGCCAGGATCGAGCGCACAAGCCCCTTGAAGTCGAACTTGCCGGTTTCAACAAAGCTGCGGAATGCGCTTTCCGCGCCACTGAAGGCACCTGTCAAAGTATCTCCAAGGCCTTTTCCCCAATTCAGCGCATCCTTTGCATATGTGTTGAGCGATTGGCTCACAGCTGCAAAGCCTGTCAGGATTTTATCCTTGGCCTCTTTACCTTTCTCTCCCAATCCACCCAAAGCCGCGCCCAACCGATTGGCGGATGCAGAGGTAGCCTCTAGTGCCGCCGCCCCCTCATCCCCCGTACCCGCAATTGCATCACGCAACGCCCTCCAGGAGGTGAGCGGAGCCGTTGCGCCATTGGCAAGATCGGTTGCTGCCTCACGGTAGGTGTTCGCCGTGGCCAGTGCCTCGGTCGCGATGGCATCAAGGCCAAGGTCTGGGGCCGTGAGCGGGTTGTCCTCGAAGGCTTGGCGAAACGCCTCTGCTGCAGCCGTCCCGGCATCTGCGGAGGCCCCGGCAAAGGGGTTTGGGATGTCATCGAGACTGATTTCGCCGATCTGACCAAAGGTGGTCTCGATGCCGACCGCCGCCAGAGCGTCCCGAATGCGACCTGTGAACGCATCAATCCTGCGGATCGCACCGTTCAGCATAGCCTCAACCCCGTCGAGCATGCGGTTCGCGGCCGTGAACACGAGGTCCCCGATCACCGCTGGGAGCCGGGACCAGATCTCGCGCACGGCGAGAAGCGCGCCCTCGAACGTGTTGGCGGTGGTGTTGCCGAAGCCAACGACACTCTCAATGGCGCCAGCGATGCCACTCGCGGCATCTGCTTTCAGATCGTAGAACATGGCGGAGGCCGCGGCCCCCGCGCTTGATGCCCCCATCTTGATCCGGTCCCAGACCTCGACTGCGACGTCTTTCAGGAGCCGCATCGCCGCGCCAAAACCGCCTACGCCGGAGGCGAGCCGGTTGAACCAGTAGACCAGTTCGCCTGCACCCACGATCAGCGCGCCAATGCCGGTGCGGATAAGCGCGCCTTTCAGGACTACCAACGTGGCAGCAAGCCCACGGACCGAGAGCGCTGCTGCAGCCATAGCCGCCACCCAGCGACCGGCGAGGAAACTGGCAAAGGTCCCGGCATAGGTCGCCAACCGATCGAGGTTGGCCAGCATCGCATCGAAGGCTCGGCTGATCGGGCTGGTACTGGACGCAAGGGCGACAAACGCATTGGCCACCGCCTCCAGCGATGGGGCGAGCGCCACAGCAATCCGATTGCGCACGCCGGTGAAGACCTGTCCAATGCTGACCAAAGCGAGTTCCGACCGGCGCATGGCGGCAATCGCGTCCGCGTCGAGCACCGCGCCAAGCGCCTGCGCCTGCGCGCCAAGCCGGGTCATCTCCGCCCCGCCGTTTTGCAGGAGCGGGATCAGACGGGTCGCATCCGAGGCCATTGCCTCGAGATAGAAGGTCATCTCCTGTTGGCTGACGCCCGCGCGCTCGAGGCTCGAGACATAGAGTTGCAGCGCTTCCGGCCCCGAAAGCCGCGCAAACTGGTCGGCCGTCACGCCCACGCGCGGCGCGATGTTCTCGAAGAAGTCGGCCATAGGGCCGCCGCCGGTCTGCAGGAAATCCCCCACGCGGTCATTCACGTCCTTCAGAATATCCGCGAGCTTCTCTTGCTCGATCCCCACCGTGGCTGAGGCAGCCGACCAACGCTGGAAGACCTCCGGGGTCGCATTGGCCACTTGGCTGAGTTGGCCAATCTCGTTGGCTGCGGCAACGGTCGAGCGGGTCATCGATACGACTGCAGCAGCAAGCGCCGTGGCCGCAGCGGTCGCTGCAATACGAGCCCGGCGCGCGAAGGCGGCCATGCGGGTGTTGGCGAGTTCCATCTCACGACTGAGACGGCCGAAGCCGCGCGATCCGGCTTCGCCGACGCCTTCAAGCTCGGCACGCACCCGCCGCCCACCGGTCGCGGAGAGGCGGACGCTGACACGTTTCTCTGCCATCACAACAATTCCTTGGTGGGTCACACCTGGTTCCCGATTGGAACGAGGTCAGGTCAGGCCTGGTTCGGCCTGCATTGTCTCATTAATCTTGCGCACCATCACCGCCTCGATGGACGGCAGCAGTTCTGCAATGATGAGGGGCGAGAGCCCGAGGGCTGCGCCGAGTTGCAGGACGGCGCCCATGTCCCAGCCCAGGACAGCGCCGCCGCTCATGCCGCCTGCGACGCGGATCTGTCCGCCAAGGCGCTGAACCAGATCCCAGACCTGCCAACCCTCGAGGGTCAGCGGTTGATAGATAGTTCGCGGGCATTCCGGGCACGCAGATGAACATGCCGCGCAATACTCACCGCCCCCGCCGAACTCCCAGTCGGCGAGAGCGGTCACGCGTTTTTTTCAGCGTCCAGAATGAGCGCGCCAGCGATGTATTTGGTCTGGAATGCCTCGAAGATTGGCCAGAGTTCTAGCAGGGCGTCGATGCCCTCGGGCGTGAGAGGCAGTGGCTTGCCACCTTCGTCGCCGACGCCCTCCCAGTCCTTCACGACGATGCGCGCCACGGCTTTGGCGACGACGCACGCGAGATCGTCGTTGGATGTGCCGGTTTCGGCATCACCGGCGGCAGCGACGATCGTTGGATCGCTTCTAGCGGCGAGCATGATGGCGGTGGTAAGCGGCTCCACCAGCAGGCGGACGCCATGGCCGAGATCGAGCCACCGCGGTTCCGATGAGAGGTTCAGGCGCAGCATCAGTAATCCTCGCGGTCATTGGTGAGCGTGACGGTGCACATACGACCCGCGACGGGATCGCTGGCAGCCTGCCAATCAAAGGTGGCCTGCACACCTTGCGGGCCAGAAATCTCGATCCGGGGGCGCGGAAGGTAAACGGCATGGGCTGTCAGGATCAGGGTTTCGCCCGTGGGCAGCGTGTAGGAGAACTCGAGCTCGCAGGCCTCGCCGTTGATCGCCTGTTGCACCAGCGTCTGATCGGCGAAGCGGACAACGACATTGCCGGTCAGCGCTGCTATAGACGGGTCTGCGCCATCGATCTTGCCATCCGCTCGGATCGTCTCGATGCGGTCGAGGTTGTTGGCATAGGTCAGGTCGGCTGAGACAACGTTACCGATGTTGGAGCCATTTCGCGTGATTGAGCCGTTGAAGTGCCCGAAGCGTTTCAGAGCAATCGTGGCTGGCGTGCCTGCCGCAGTGCTCGGGGCGATGGCCTCGCCCTGTGCCACGATGCTGGCCGTTGCCGTCAGCAGCCCAGAGCGCGCCATCTGCCAGTTGAGGCTGTCCACCATGCAGCCGGAATACATCGCATAGCGCGGCACCTCAGGCATGCCGGTTTCAACCGAAAACGACGGCAGCGCCCAGTTTCCGGAGCGGAACTCATGCGTGTAGGGGGCATCGGCACCCGTTGTGGTGGGCGCGCCAAAAGCGCCCTTCAGCCAGAAGCCGAAGGCCTCGGTGTCGATCGGGATGACCACATCGCCATCCGCCGTCACCGCATCCTTTATCGGCGCCTGCGGGTCGCGGCCGTAACCCAGCAGTTCCGAGGTCTGCAGCGGTTGCTCTGCCCCCAGCGTTGTGCTGGCAAAGGGCATCTTGGTAAACCCACTCACCGGTGGCGTTCCATAAGTCGTCTCGAACGCAAGCGCCATCTGCGCCCGCGCCCCTTGGGCTCGTGCCATGGTGTTCTCCTCGGGTTGTAGGGGTCAGGCCAGCGGGTCGGCCGTGGAATATTGCAAGACGACCGGAATAACCGCTGCCTTCAGGCTTGCCGCGCCCTCGACAGGCAGATCGACAGGCTGCGGGGCTTTAGCCTCAACCCATTCGCAGAGGCCGCCTAGCGTTCGGTCAGCGGCGAGCACCGTGCCGATGCTGGCGGTCAGCGTGTCGAATAGGACATCACGGTCAGCGCCTTGAACGACCGCCTCGATTTCGGCGCGGTGCTGGTAGTGATAGGAGAGCGGCGATAGCGTCACCTCGGGCTCCCCCGGTTCACCGTCGCGCAGGATCAGCAGGCCAGCATCTGGGACGCGCTCGGGCAGCACATCACCGCGCAGGGCGGTGGCGGGCAGCGTCAAGAGCCGCGCGTGCAGTGCGGTAAGGATGGTTTCGCGTGGCGTGGGCATCGGTTCTACTATGTTGCTAATGCAGAAGAGGACCGCTTCGAGCCCATTTCACAACATTCTGCGCGATGTGCGAATTAGTTCCAAGTTTCCTAAGCAGACGTTGACATTCGCGAGGACTGCTCAATGCGAACCTTCATCGACTGTGTTGCGGTTTTCGCGTTGCGGATCTAACGGTGCGGCTTAGTCCATTTTGAAATCCCTCACATGGTCGGGCAAAGCAACACGTTCGAGGTTGCGTGGGTCAGGAATCGGAGGGCCAACCTCCGTCCGCACCGGTATGACTCCGGCCCAGATCGGCAGCGCATAATCCTCCTCGTCGTCGACTG